CGATCTGCTTGGTCAGTTTGCTCGCCCACGCTTGCCCCGGATCGCCGCCCCACAGAGCCCACGCGATCCGGCCCGCACTCGGGAAGCCGTCCTCGCCGGGGCTCCAGCCCTCGCCCTGCTTGTCCACCTCGTGCCGGGCGAAGTAGCTCGCCATCCGCTTCGCCGTGTCGGGCGAGATGTTCGTGCCGTTCGATAGGTCTCTTGCTCGGGCAACGCCGACTGCCGTGCCGCCTCGGCCGTACTCGTCTCGCCACGCGAGCCCCTTCGCTGCTTCCTCCCGCACGCCGCTCGGCGGGCTGAAGTCGATGTGGTCATACTTAGCCACCCTTCCGCCTCCGAGGCTTCCGCTTCGGCTTGCCGTAGGCGTTCTCCTCAACCGGCGGCGGCTCGGGGAGCGGGTCGATCTTCGTGAGCGTCGCGACCTTGTGACCGACTTGCGTCTCGGTCGCACGCCACCCCCCGCTCACCTCTTCGTAGACCGTGATGAGGGCGGCCGGGTCTTCCTCGGTCGCGTCGATCTTGAAGTCGGTGCCGGGGATGTCCAGCGTGCCGTAGTCCATCACATGGTCGATCCGGCCGCGAGCACGCCCGCCCGACGAATCCCACGAGACGAAGTCGCCCTCCGCGACGCTGCCGGGGGCGGCCCGCGACTCGGCGGCCCGCACGAACTGCGGCGAATCGTCCACCCATACATCGACCTCGATGCCCGCCTCGCGGGCGGCTTCGTCCTTCAGCCGCTCGCCCACGAGCAGCACGGCATCGAACGCCTCGCGGTAGTCGCCCAGCGTCTCGGCGATCTCGTCTTGATTCTCGGGCGTGTCGCGACGGCGGGAGACCATCACGACCCGATTGCCGGCGGCGGCAGACTGCCGGGCGAACTCGCCCCACAACTGCGGGTCAGCGGCGAACGTCCGGTCGAAGTCCACCGAGATCGTCATCGCCCGGCTCGCGGGCAGAGAGGCGGCGAGGGGCTCGGGGGCCGGAGCTTCGCCCGGCATCGCGACCGGGGCGGTGCTGGTGCCCGCGATGATCGCGTCGATTGTCGATGCCGGGATGCCGGGGAACGCAGCGGCGATGATCGCCTTCGCGCCCTGCTCGTTGAGGAGCCCGGCGTTGTATTGGGCGACGATCTCCAAAAGGCTGGAGACTTGCGCCCCGTTGAGCGAAACGTCGGCGATCTGCGGCCCCTCTTCCGCCTCGACCGGGGCGGCGTCCGCGACCGGCTCGGGAGCCGGGGCGGTCTCGTCCACCACGATCTCTTCGACCACGGTCGCGGGCATCGGCTCGGGGGTCGCTGCCGCCTTGTCGAGCGTGGTCATGTTCAGTTGCACGAACCTGACATCGCCGCTTTCGACCGGGTTCAAGTTCTCTAGTGAGCGGATCTCGTTCACGCTCAACACGCCAAGATTCCAGAGCGTGTTGTAGTACGATCCCCGCCCGGCAGCGTCAGCCCGCAGCACGCCGCGAGTGTCGAACTCCGCGAAGTATTCGTCATCGCCTTCCAAGAGATCGCGAGCGATCGAAGACTCGATGCGACGCAGATACGGCATCAGCCCGTTCGTCAGGAAGTCGAGCGATTGCTGTTCGATATTCGAGAACGACGAACGCGTAAGGTCGCCAACGAGATGCGGCGGCACGCCGAACAAGCGGCACACTTCCTCGACTTGAAACCGGCGAGCCTCAAGGAACTGGCTCTCTTGGTTGTTCCCGCCGAGTTCATTGACCTTGAGCCCGCCTTGCAGCACCGCCGCCCGATGACTTCGGTCTGGGCCACGGTGAGCTCGCTCCCACTGGTTCCTCGTGTTCTCGGCCGCCTCGGGCGAAAGTTCGTGATCGGTCGAGAGGATCACGCCCGGCCGGGCACCGTTGCCGAAGAACGTCGCCCCGTGGATCTCGCACGCCCGAGCCAGCCCGATCGCGTCGCGGGCGAGCTCGATCGTGCTCATCCCGTTCACGCCGTCATCTGACATCCCACGCACCGACATCACCGCATCTTGCGTGTAGACCGTCGAAGAGCCCGACGCCTCGCGGTACGTGTACCGCAGGCGGTTGTTCTCCAACTGCTCGGTCTTCACCCGGCTCGGGTGCAGCGGCACGATCTCGCTGATCGCCCCGCCCGTGTAGACCTTCTCATCAAGGGCGAACCCGTGCGAGAGCAAGTGCAGCATCATCTGCTCGCGCCACTCGAACGAGGTCTGCCACGAGTTCGGCTGCGTGTGCAAGAGCCGGTAGAGCGGATGCTCGCGGGCGATTTCCTTCCCGCCACCCGGCAGCCGGCGGTAGAGATGAAACGGCAGCCCGGCGACGCTGGTCGAGAGCACGCGGATGCACGCGAGCACCACGGTCGAGCGGAGTGCCGTCTCGGCGTCCACCTTCACGCCGCTCGGATTGCGGTTGCTCGAAGCCCAACTGCCCGACTCATAGTCCCAGTTGCGGGAGTCTTCGCCGGGGAGCCACAGGATGCGAGCGTTTGGGGCGATCATAGGATGAGGATGGAGGGTTCGACCGAGGGCTTGTTGGTGATCTTCGATGACTCCCAGCCACCCAGGGCGAAGATCAGAGCCACGATCCCGTCGATGCGGCCCGTGCTCTTCTTCTTCACCGGCCGAACGTCCTCAAACGAGTTCGTCTCCACCGTCACATTCGCCGACATCCACGAGAGCACTGGGTTGCCGCCGTGGCGTATCCGGTTCTGAAGCACGAGCGATTCGAGCCTCTTAGTACCCGAGCTCATGCCTCGGAAGCCTTGTGACCATCCTGCCACTTTCAGCCCCGCCCCTTGCAGTTCCACGGCAAGCTGCACTGCCCCGGTCAAGTCCATGTAGATGTGCTCGATCTCGTGCGTCTTCGCGTACTCCAGCACGTACTCGCGGATCTTCGAGTGGTCGATCACGTTCCCGTCGGTGGCGGTGATGTACCCCGAGTTGACCCAGTGCTGGAACGGCTGGCGGTCGGTTCGCTCCCGCTCCATGATGAGATCGCGGGGAGCCCAGAACATCGCATCGACCTCGAACTCGTCGCCCTCGCACGGGTAGAGAGCGACCATCGCGGAGAGGTCGGTGCTCTTCGAGAGATCCATCCCGAGGATGCACTTCCGCCCAGCGAAGGGCGAGGTCGGGCCGGCGGAACACGCGGCCCACTTCTCGGGATCGAGCCAGCGGTTGGTGCTTTCTGTCCAGACCCCGAGCGAGTAGCGGAGCCACCCGTTGAGCTTGGTCGCTTTGTTCTTCGCCTCGCGGGCATCCGCCGCGAATGATTCCTCGGTCATGGTGACGCCCATGCCGGGATTCACCCGCCGCCATACCACCGGGTCGAAGTAGTCCTCCGAGCCGTCAGTCTTCGCCCCGAAAATCTTGCCGTAGAAGCGGGGATCGTAGTTCGGATCGGCAGTTGTCAGTTCCGCGTACTCGTGCTGCTCCCAGCAGATCGTGTCACGCCGATCGCCAGCCGTCGTGATCGTGCAGAGCAGCGGCTCCCGCCTGGAGCGTCCCGAGTACCGCAACGCCTCAAACAGCCGGCGGTCGGGCCACGCGTGAAGTTCGTCGCAGAACACGAACGAGTAGGACGGGCCTTCCGCCGCCCCGGCATCTCGCGAGATCACCCGCAGGCTCGACCCCGTGCTCATGCACACGATCGTCTTCCGCGAATCGACCACTTCGAGCGACGCCGCCAGTTCGGGCGATCGCTTCACCATCGCGGCAGTCTCGTCAAAGATGATCGCCGCCTGGTTGCGATCCTTCGCCGCGATGCACCCGAGTTCGCCCTCGCCCTCCATGAGTAGGTGCCAGATGGAAAGGCAGGATAGGAGCGTGCTCTTGGCGTTCTTCTTCGGCACTTCCAGATACGCGAGCCGATACCGCCGCAGACCGTCCTCGGTTCGCCACCCGTAGAGCGGCTCGATCACGTCTTGCTTGTGCCACTCCAGAAGCCGCATCGGCTCGCCGGCCTTGGCGGTCGGGGAGTCTTTCGTGTGGCAGCACACCGACTCCAAGAATCCAACCACCAGATCGGCGGCGTCTTGATCGTAGGTGTAGCCCGCGACCCGCTCGGGCTCACGCCTTGCGGGCAGCCTTGAGGGCTCGGAACTTGTCGATTGCGCTTTCCGCCTTGGCATCCGGTTCCACCTTCAGCGAGGCTCGGGCGGCAGGCGAGAGCCCGAAGTCAGACTCCAACTGTCGCAACTGCCCGGCGAGCTTGTGGGCGATCGAGACCTCAGGCCGCTGGGCGATGTACTTGATCTCGCCGCCGTCGTTGAGGATCGGGTACGTGTCGCCTTCCGCCTTGAGTTTCACCCGCACCGCAAGCCACCACTCCCAAGTATCGCAGTAGCGGGCGAGTGCCTCGACATCGGCCCGCGTCATCACCCGCGTCGCCTGGAGCATCGGCAGCAACTCGCCCCACCGGGCGGCGGCGACTTCGCCCAGGTGCGACGGCATCGCGATGCCATCGGGCGGCGGCTGCGGCTCGGAACTATTTAACGGGCGTTTCCCAGGATTTCCCCTGAGTATTTTTAGGGCAGTCGGAGTGCGCGGTCGGCCATTTCTAGCCATGCCGTACCCCCATAGCGGACTTTTGCGACCACCCCTCCCCATAGGAACTTATGGTTTTCCTCAGACGTGCCCGGCAAGGCATCACCCGCCCTCCCCTCGCGCACCGGCTGCCCGCTCTTTGTGCAGTTCCTTGTTCGTCTTCCGACTGTGGCAGCGGACGCAGAGACAGCGACCGCCGGCAACGTCATACCTCGACCGCCCGTCGCGGCAGACCTCGGTGCCATGCACGACCGGGCTCACGTGATCCGCGTGAGCCTCGCGGCGATCAGCACACACCCGCCCGCAGTCCTGGCACTGCCACGCGTCACGCGTCAGCACCGCGAGCCGCCACGCCTTGTGCCGCGAGTCGCAGTACCCACGGGCTGCCGCGTTGGGTCTCGTCTGCTCTGCCGCCTGGAGGGAAGCGGAGCGGAGACGCGGCGGCCTGTGGGTTGGTATGCGAGTGGGCACGGGCTCACGACTTGAACGAGACCACGCCGACAGTGCCGGTCGAGTTCGTAGTGCCGCTGACGATACGCACGTAGGGAACCGCGAACACGGCATCGGGCAGCGAGTAGATCCGACCGTCGGTCGTGCTCGGGGCGAGGGTGACATCAGCGACCGAGCCATCGGCACCATACACCCGGCGATACGGGCCAGCCTCTTCGATCGCACCCCAGCACTGGAGGGAGGCGGATGCCGTGACCATCGTGCCGACCGAGATGCACCCACCCGCCATGTCATCGACGCGGATGGTCGTGGCGGCAGCGGTCGCGGTGCCGAGGGTGATGCTGACGTTGCGGGTGCGTCGCTTGATCTTGATCTCGCTCATGGTATCTCCAGTGTTGGCGCGGGGCTTGCCCGACGCGGGGCCGATGCCTCTAGCCTACGCTGGACGCGTCGCGGGCTTGCAGTTTCGCGAGCTCGGCGTTGAGCCGCTCGATCTCATCTGCGGCCTGGGCGAGGGCGAGCCGTTGCTCCCGTTGGATGTCGAGGGCGGATCGCACCCGCTCGGCGAGGTCGGTGCCGCCGTGGTAGTCGGCGAGTTGGCGGCAGTGGGAGGCGAGGCTCATGCTTCAAGCAGCTCCCCTGGGATCATGCCCCGTATCTCCTCCGCCAGCCGTGCCGCTTCTGGCGTCGGGTCGCCGTGCTTGAGCAGCGACCTACACCGCTGGTCGATCTCCCACAGGGTGGTCAACGCCTTGTGGCCCAGCCGGGCGGCGTCGAACTCGCCCTGTTCGTCGGGCAGATCAAACTCTAGGGTGGCTTTCATTTGGGCTGTGTATCAGGAGTGATACGTTTCTCTACAGAAACTGTCACTTTCTGCCATCTTCCGTAGGCTCTTTATCTAACGCCGCAATAGCACCGGGCGACCGACATTTTCCCCGTGCGTCGGGCGTGGCGGTGCGCGTTATCACGTTTGAGTCCGGGTTTATCGGGAGCCGCAGAAACACTGGTTCTATTGCCCACAGTCCTCTGGAAGCGGCATCCAGAAATCGGGCGTCACCAACTCCACACCGTTTCTGGCGTACCACAAGGGAAGCCCGCGCCTCGCCACCCGTGCCGACATCGTCTCCTTCTCGTCACCCCTCGCTCGCCAGAACGCCAGGACGTAAACGCCGTGCAATGGTGGGTCGTCATGGCACCGGCGCAACCTGTTGCGAGGCGACGCAATAGAACCAGCGGATGCAAGAGACGGCTCGGCCGCATCTCGCGTGTTGTCATTGCTCATGTCTCGCCGCTCCTGATCCTTGTCGTTCTGCGGCCTACTTGTCGCTCAACTGCCTCGCCACAGAAATCTGCACTGACTGCCACCACGCAACCGCAACAGCGTCTCCGAGCAAGGACCGCGCATTTGCTTGTGGGCATGGAGGCAAGTCAGCAGGCCAAAGGCCAAGCAGGCCGTTCGCCACAGAACCAGCCGATCCAACAGACCGCTCATTTTCGTCGCCCATATTCGCCGCCTCCTTTGTTCGCGGCTGTTGATCTTCCGTGTTCTGGCTACTCAGAAACCGACGCCGCTGCCTTGAGGATGTCCAGCGTCGAATGGTGAAACTTCCGCTCTTGCTCAACTTGATCCGCGAGGTATCCGGCTACACCGAGCAACTCGTCGCGGCTGAGTTTGTCTAGCGGCTCGCCAAAGAACGTCATGGCTCGCGCGAGTTCCATCCACTCCGGCCGGATCAGGTGGGCTGGCAACCGCGAGCCAGAGCCAGTCGATGGATCGGACCCGCGATCTTCGTCGTTCGTCATAGCATGGCCCCTCCTTCGCGGGCCGATCATCTTCCGTGTTATGCCTTGTTTTGCTCGGCCTTTGCTATCGCAGCATCGGCCCATTCCCTCGCCTGACGCTGCCATTCCCTGTCGGGCTGGCGAGTAAGCCAGTCTCGGATTTTCCTCGCCACCGCAAGGCCGTCCGAAAGCCCTCGCTGGTGCGCCGCGCTCAGTAAATCGTCTAACGCGGCGTCAAATCGTTGCTGTGGCGCGGCATAACCACGCGATGCAGCGGACATCTCATCTACCTCGTCTGTCATGGTCGCTCCTGTGTTCGATGCCGCTGATCGCTGGCGTTCTCAGAACAGTCGCTTCGCCAAGCCGCGCAACACTTCGGCGTGTGCCGCGACCTCTGGGGTGTCTTCCTCATCCCACTCGTCGGCCTCTCTTGCAGCCCATGCAATCGCAAGTTGCTCCGCTTCGGTGAGCGAGGGCGAGCGTTCAGCCCGTGCAAGACGCTCCTGCTCAAGCCGTTCCATTTCTGCGTCCTCCTGCCTGCGCTCTTCCGCCTTGCGCATTTGCTGCTGCTCCCAGATTTCTTCTTCAGTCATGCCGTCTTCTCCTGAGAACCACGCGATGCAGCGGACCCGCGATGCCGCCGCCTAGTGTTGTTCGTCAGCGGTCGCGGGCCGCTGATCTCTGGCGTTCTCACTTCCCGATCACCTTGCGCAGCGTGTCGGCATCCCGTCGCCTCTCGCCCTCCAGTTGCTCAAGCCGCTCCCGCAGCACCGAGTTCTGCCCACGCAGCCGCCATATCTCCTCAACCAGCGGGTCAGATCCTGTTGCCCAGTGCATCAACCAAGCCGACCCGAAGAACGACGCCGGGATGAGCACGGCAAGAGAAAACCACGCATACCAAGGCATTTCGCTAGGCATTTTTCGTATCACATACGGCATGGTTTAGGTCGGCCCCGCCCCGCCTACATCAGTGACCTTGGTGGCACCAAGGCGTTCGACGGGAGCAGGGCCGACTTGTTGAGTTCGCTCCAGCAACCCGCTTATCGAAGCAGCAATCATCCCGCAAACCTCGTCGTCGTCCTGCATCGCATAGGTGTCTCGCACCATCCGCAGGAACGTCCGCTCCTCGTCGGTGAGTCGCAGGCGTTCGATCTCGTCGGCGGCATCGTCCAGCAACGCCAGCGGTTCGCCTTCCTGCTCTGCCCGTAGTGATCTCTCTCGCAGTTCGTTCGCTATGTCGCTCATTTCGTCCGCTCCAGTAGCGACAGCAGCGTCTGGCGGGCTTCGGCATCCCACTCCGAACACTCCGCCGACCTGTCGATCACGCCTCCCAGCGAGCAACAGGCTCTCTCAACCGCCTCTCGCTCCTCTGCCGTCAGAGTCACACCCTTCCGCAGCCTCTTGAGTTCATCGTTTTTCACCAGCGTGTAGTCCGCCCAGGTGGAGCATTGGATGACCCTGCCGATCTGGTCTGCGTCCGAGAGCCGCGTCACAGTCACAGTCGGCTCGTTGTGGACGTTGACATCAATGCGGATGCTCTGCGTCAGTGCCGGATCGGCTCCGATGGTTTCGGCAAGCCTGCCGGTGAGTTCAGCGCGAGAACCAACAGATGCAGCGGACAGCTTTGCATCGTCTTTAGGCATAGGGATTCCTTTCATCGCTGCCGCTGATCCTGCGCGTTCTGTGGCTACTTGTCGGCTTGTGGCGGGGCCGGGAGCGGCATCCAGTGGCTTGGCTCCATCTCGTCGTAGTCCCATTCTCCGTCGCGTCGCTGCTGCACACGCATTTCGATGTAGCCGTTGTGGTCGGAAATGGAGAACGTCAGCACATATTCCTTATCGGCTGGCATCCGCTCGCTCACAGGAATCCACCGTGCTCGCGTGAACGCATCGGTTATGTCAAAAAGAATCTTCTCTCGCGTCTCCCACAGTTCAGCCATAGCCGCGACTGCGTCGTCGCCGCCGTTGCGGATGCGGATTTCACAGTCTTTCGTGATTGCCATAGTTCCTCCACTCTACGCTCACAGAACCACGCGATGCAGCGGACCCGCGATGGCGTCGGTTGTTTTTGTTCATGGTCATAGGTCGCGGGCCGCTGATCGCAAGCGTTTTCAGTTCAATCGTTCCAGCAACGCACGCAGGGCGACCACGCCGGGATCGTCCTGCCCAAGATGCTCGCTTGCCCAATCAGCGACGACGCTGACTCGCTCCCGCTCCTCGTCGGTAAGCGCGGGCGGTGTGTTCGCTGCTTGGGCCGATTTTCCGGCACCGGAAATCGCTCGCTCCAGCGCCGCCGCGAGCCGGTGGATCATGCAGTCCCGGTGCCACATGTGGCACCCGGCACTGTGGGTGCTGACGCGAGCGGCCTGCTGGTCACGCCACTCACGGTAATCGGCAAGGATGTCGCTCATTTGTCCATGCTCCAGAATGGCGATCCCGGCGGGTTCGGCTTGCCGGATTATCGGGCCGGTGCCTGCCCGCCGGGATCGCTGATCGGTAAGAAACCCTAGGCACTTTTTCTGACGCCCCAATCGTATCGTATAAGACACGTTTTTCGGCGGTTCTTGCATACGGTTGGGGCGTTAGGTTCCGCCTCTAGCGTCATTCACGGAAAGACCATTGGCCGACTGCCCGGCCCCAGGCGAGCCGGCTTGTAGTCAGCGTACTCCAGCCGGTATTCCCGCCTGTCGCCGTTGGCGTAGCACTTCATCTCGTAAGTGTGTTCGCCAAATACCGTCCCGCTTTCGCCGTCTGCGGACACAAAATGAATCATGTCCCGAGCATCTGGGATGCTGACGAAGCGGCATGTTGTCCAGGGATAGTCCTCGCCATCCTTGGGGCCGCCGACGAACTTCACTCGCTCGCTCATCACTTCACCTCTGGCGGCTCGGGCTCGTCAATCTCCATCCAATGAGTTACGCCGTGAAGCGTCTCGCTATTAAGCCCTTCGCGGTCCATAGACGCCCCGTAGGACTGAAAGCCGCTGACATGCGAGTACTCGCCCATGAGTACGTCCTTGCCGTCGTAGACCCAGATGGCATCGCCGTGTTCCGGCATTCGCTCGCTCACCGCAATCCAGCGTGAGTCCCGCAGCGTCTGCAACTGCCGCTCGCTCAGTTCGATCCGGTGGCACTCGTCATAGACGTACACCTGCCCGCAGTGCTGGCACTTGAAGTCGCCATACGTCGGGGCCAGTTCAGTCACGCCGCCGCACAGATCGCACTTGAACGGGTAGGTACTCATGCCCGCCATCCTACCGCCGCCGTCCAGCGAGTCTACGCCTCTTTCGGCCGCCTCTAAGGACATTCGGCCTGCTGCTCCTTCGCGGCGCGCAACCGCTTGCGGTTCTTGTGCTGGCGGCCGCGAGAGCAGTACGGGCATGTGCCACCGGGTCGGCATGTGCGGTCAAAGGCTGCGGCCTTGTGGTATCCGCGCCGCCGCTCCTTGCCGTGTTCGATTGCTTTGTCCAGTCCCATGCCAGCCATCCTGTCGACCTGGGCAAACGAGTCTACGCCTCTTTCGTCGCAACCATCCGGCATCGCCGGATAGTTCCGGCCGTAGATTAGTGCGTCTA